TTGAACGGTGATATTGCTGGTCTTGCGGCTAGAACCGACAGAGACCGTGATCCTTGGTTCTCTCCTGGCGGTTTGAATCGTGGTATTATTAAGAATTCGATTAAACTTGCTTGGAATCCTACCAAGACTGAACGTGATACTCTGTATCTCAAGGGTGTTAACCCGGTTGTTACTTTCCCTGGTGAAGGTACAGTTTTGTTTGGTGATAAGACAATGCTTGCTAAACCTTCTGCGTTTGACCGCATTAATGTTCGCCGACTGTTCATTGTGCTTGAGAAAGCTATTGCTCGTGCAGCACGCTTCTCGTTGTTTGAATTTAATGACCAATTCACAAGAGCACAGTTTGTAAACTTGGTTGAACCATATCTCCGTGATGTTCAAGGTCGCCGTGGTATTACCGACTTCCGTGTTGTGTGTGACGAAACCAATAATACTGGTGAAGTTATTGACCGTAACGAATTTGTTGGTGATATCTACATCAAGCCTGCTCGGTCAATCAACTTTATTCAACTTAACTTTGTTGCAGTTCGCACAGGTGTTTCGTTTGATGAAGTCGTGGGACAGTTCTAAATATAAGAGAAACAGGAGAAAATAAATGGCATTCAACGTAAACGAATTTAGAAGCCAAATGACTGGTGACGGTGCCCGTCCCAATCTATTTGAAGTTTCTATGCCGTTTCCTGGGTTCTCAGCACCAGGAAATGCTCAACAAAAAATGTCTTTCATGTGCAAGACAGCACAATTGCCGGGTTCAACCCTAGGCGTTGTGCCTGTTCAGTACTTTGGCCGTGAACTGAAGTTTGTTGGTAACAGAACATTTGCAGATTGGACAATTACTGTTATCAACGATGAAGACTTCATTGTTCGCAATGCCTTTGAAAGATGGATGGCTGGTATCAACAGTCACAATCTTAATGTTCGTAACCCTGCTGCATTGGCACCCGGTGGTTATACAGTAGATGGTGAAGTTACTCAGTATGGTAAACAAGGCAACACTCTGAAGAAATATAAGTTTGTTGGTTTGTTCCCGTCTGATGTCACTCCTATCGATGTTGACTGGGGCGCTAATGATGCAATTGAGGAGTTTTCAGTTACTCTCACCTATCAATGGTGGGAGGCTATTGCAGACGGTGTTGTGTAAATTGGAAGGCTTCGGCCTTCCTATTTTAATTTTTAGAATGGATAATTCATGGCGGTAAAACTTTTCGGTTTCACACTAGGAAGAAAAGATGTTGTTCAGGTTCAATCGCCTGAGCAACCATCTTTTGCACTTCCAAATGAGGCATTGGATGATGGTGCAGTCACCGTTACTCAAAATGCTTATTACGGCACTTATGTAGATTTAGAAGGTGCTGTTAGAAATGAATTAGAACTCATTACACGTTATCGTGAAATGGCTAATCATCCTGAATTGGAACAAGCTATTGACGATATTGTGAATGAAGCTATCTCACACGATGTAACTGGTCGTGCTGTTGATATTAATACAGATGGTTTAAAGCAACCAGAAACAGTTAAAAGAAAAATCCGAGAAGAATTTGAAAATGTTCTTCGGATGTTAAATTTTAGCAATCTTGCTGATGATTTGTTTAAGCGTTGGTACATTGACGGCAGAATTTATTTTCACGTTGTCGTTGATGAGAAAAGTCCAAAAGAAGGTATTCAAGAGCTTAGATACATTGACCCACGCAAGATTCGTAAGGTAAGAGAAGTACAAAAAGACCGTGACCCTAAAACTGGGGCACAAATTATTAAGTCTATTGCCGAATATTATGTTTATTCGGATAAAGGCGCTAGTACCACACAAAACTTTACATCATCAGTAAATGCCGGTCTAAGAATTGCAACCGATTCTATTATCAATGTTAATTCCGGTTTGATGGATGCAAAGAATACTTTTGTAATTTCTTATCTACACAAAGCAATCAAGCCTCTCAATCAATTGCGTATGATTGAAGACGCGGTTGTAATCTATCGTTTATCAAGAGCGCCAGAACGCAGAATCTTTTACATTGACGTTGGTAACTTACCAAAAGGTAAGGCCGAACAATATCTGCGTGATGTTATGATTAAATATCGTAACAAGATGGTCTACGATGCATCAACTGGTGAACTCAGAGATGACCGCAAACATATGTCGATGCTTGAAGATTTCTGGTTACCACGGCGTGAAGGTGGTAAAGGAACAGAAATTACAACTCTACCAGCTGGCCAAAACCTTGGTGAGTTGGAAGATGTAAAGTATTTCAGAAACAAGCTGTTGCAGTCTCTGAATGTTCCTATTTCTCGTTTAGAACCACAACAAGGCGGCATGATTGGTCTTGGCCGTGTTTCTGAGGTTACAAGAGATGAAGTTAAGTTTAGTAAATTTATTGACAGACTTCGTAATAAGTTTACACAAATCTTTGACAATGCTCTAGCAATTCAATTGATCCTAAAAGGTATTTGTTCCAGAGAAGAATGGGAAAAATTTAAAGAGTCTATTTATTACGACTTCCAAAAAGATAACAACTTTACGGAGATGCGTGATGCTGAAATTCTCCGTGAGAGATTGAATCTTTTATCTGCTGTTGACCCGTATTTGGGCAGATATTATTCTGCTAGATGGGTTAAAAAGAAAGTTCTTCAAATGACTGATACAGAAATTGAAGAAATGCAAAAAGACATAGAAGAAGAACAAGAATTGGGCATTGGTCAACCGGCACAACAAGACGGTGAGCAAGTTGACTCAAATCAATACCCACCTGAAGATAATACTGTTGATGGTGAACAAACTACAACAGAATCACATACACCTCAATTGGATATGGAAGTAGAAAAATATTATCCTCTACTAAATAGGCGATAAAGGAAAAAATATGGATATTAAAACATTTATTGATAACGTAGCGAGTGGCCAGGCCAATGATGCTAAAGAAAATTTAACAGATATTCTTTCTAACAGAGCTTTTGAAGCTTTGGGTGAAAGAAAGACTCAGATGGCTTCTACACTTTTTTCTGATAAACAAGATGAACAGCCGGCTGAATCATCTGAAGAAGAAACTGTAACAGTTGAAGTTCAGGATACAGAAGAAGAATGAAATCTTTAACAGAATTTAGAATTCTTACTGAAGAATCAGACTACGCAAAGTTTGATATGCTTGTTCGTGCCGGATTGGCAAATAAAGCACAACTCCAAAGAATTCATAAAATTCTGAATAAGATGAAAGAAGATAGACCGGTGTTCAATAATACCGATAGAGCTATTCTTCAAAACTTGTTTAATAAGATGGTAGATTTGTTGGCAAATAATAAACAAATTTTTCAAAAAACAAGACAAGCTGTTCGTGAAGATGTCGAACTAGAAGAAAAAGTTGAAGATGTTGAAACAGCAGATTATAAAATAGGTCCTTCTGGCAAAAAAGTTAGAGCTCATAAATTTAAAGTTGGCGATAAAGTTGAAAGAGAAGATGACGTAGAAGAAATACAAGAGGCAAAAACTGATGAACTCAAAGACCCGCCTTTTGTACTTGTTCTAAAGAGAAAATCCTTTAGACAGTTTCCCAACAAGACCAAAGTTGCTTTGTATTACAATGCAAAGTTGGATAAGTATTTTACTATACCCTATGGTCCAAATATTACTCCTGGTGCCTTGCAAGCCGAAGAGGTTGAACAACTGCAAGAAGGTGTCATGGACCAATTGCACAACATTGTAAACAAAAAAGCAAAAACAAATACAGTTAAGTTTGCTAATGGGCAAACTAGAAAAGTTGACCATTTTACAGCATCTGCAATTACACAGATACACAATGCGGTCAATGATGATAATAAAAAGAAGTTGGCAGACATGGTTCATAAATCACCTGCTCACTTAGAAAAAGCAGCGGCATTTGCGTTCAGTAAAGCGAAGAAATGACCTTTATAGAATTAATTATAGAAAATCGTTTAGATGAGGCAAAAGAAAAACTTTTTGAACGTCTAAATGAAATCACAACAAAACGCCTTGAAGAAGCAAAGCGTTATGTTCAAGCGGATATTTTTGAAGAAGTAGAAGAACTGGATGAAGCTGCAAAGCGTAATACAAATATTATCAAGATGGGCCGAATTAAAAAAATTCGGCGTAGAGTTAGAAGGAATAAAAAAGGCAAAATTGTTGTACAGAAAAATGTCAGAAGGTCTGGCGTTAAAGGGTACAGAATTTCAGGCAATACAGTAAAACGTATTCCTGCCACAGAAAGATTAAGAAAAGCACGCTTATTGAAGCGTTCATGGAAAACAACTAGAAGAGCAAAACTCCGTCGGTCGATGCTAAAAAGAAAAATGTCAATGCGCCGGCGTTCATCATTAGGACTAAGATAAAATGCCATCAACAGTAACTAACCCAGTAAGAGGCCCATCAGTCATTCGGGCTGTAGGTGCAGGTTCATACACCATCTCCCTTAACGATTTAAGAGGAAATACTACTATTGAGACAGTATCGTCGGCTGACATTCGTAGAGTTCTTTGGTCAACAAACGGCTATATTACGATTGTAAGAAACGGTACGACTATCATGGGTCTTAATGGTTCAGGTGATATGCCAGTTTCAGAACTAGCTTCAATTACAGAACAAAATAATCAATCAATTGTTATTACAATTAATACTGGCGGCACACTTTTGATGGAAGTTTCTAAATCTGCTACATACAACGTAGCACCAGATACAGGGTTCACGGTATGAAACTAATTAGAGAAAATATAGAGACAGTCAAATACCTAACAGAAGAATCTGAAAGCGGTAAAAAAAGACTTTACATAGAAGGTACTTTTCTTGTTGGTGATGCCGTCAATAAGAATAATCGTATGTACAAAATGGACACTCTCAGAAATGAAGTTGCCAGGTACAACGAAGAATACATTAAGTCCGGTAGAGCATTGGGTGAACTAGGCCATCCCGATACCCCGACTATTAATTTAGAAAGAGTTAGTCACAAAATCATTTCGCTCGATGAAGATGGTAACACTTTCTATGGCAAAGCACTTGTACTTGAAACCCCCTATGGTGAAATTGTAAGGAATTTCATCGACAACGAAGTTAATCTTGGTGTCTCGTCCAGAGCCCTTGGTTCTCTGACACAAACAAAAGAGGGTTATAATCTTGTACAGGATGATTTGCGCTTAGCTACTGCTGCCGATATTGTAGCAGACCCTTCAGCTCCTGGTGCCTTTGTAAATGGTATCATGGAGAATAAAGAGTGGATGTTTGTTGACGGCAAGTTTGTTGAAGCACACTTTGACCATGCCAAAAAAACAATTCGGAGAGCTTCCAAAGGTCAAATTGAGGAAGTTGCTCTAAAACTTTTTGAAAACTACCTACGAAAACTTTAATTTTATAAATAAGAAAATCATAAGGAGAATCCTAATGGCACAAAATAAATTAATGGAAGCCGCCGCCGACATCCTTGCAAGTAGCAAGAAGTCAGCTCCAGCTGAGTCCATGGAAAAAATGCCCGGCGCTGAGGTTGTAGACCTTGGTGGACCTACACCCGAAAATGCGAAACCTGATGATGATTCGCATAAAATCGATGCTGGTAAGTCTGCTAAGAAAGCAACTCCTCCCGCTACAAAGCCCTCTGCCGCTTCTGCTAAAATGGAAGAAACAGAGCAAGAAGAAGAAGAAGTTATTGCTGAAGAAGAAGAGCAAATCGACCTATCTAGCGACATTGAAGCTCTTTTTGCTGATGACAAGACTATCTCTGAAGAATTCAAGTCCAAGGCCACGACAATTTTTGAAGCTCGTGTTCATGACCGCATTTCTCAAATCCAAGAACAAATGGAAGAAAAGTATGCTACACAACTAGAGGAAGCTGTTGAAAGCATCCGTAGCGACTTGACCGAGAAGGTTGATGACTACCTCAATTATGTTGTTGAGCAATGGATGAAAGACAATGAAATCGCTATCGAATCTGGTCTGCGTTCTGAGTTGACCGAAGAATTCATTGTTGGTTTGCGTAATCTCTTTGCTGAGCACTACATTTCGGTGCCGGAAGAAAAAGTTGACCTCGTTGATGAACTTGCCACTAAAGTCGAAGAACTTGAAGGCAAACTCGATGAAGAAATTGAGCGTGGTATGTCTTTTGCCAAGGCTCTGGTCGAATCCCGTAAATCTGAACTTACCCGTGAAGTTTGCGAAGGTCTTACGACTACTCAAGTTGAAAAAATTAAAACACTTGCAGAGAGTGTTGAATTTTCCACAGAGGAAGAATACAAAGAAAAACTTGAGACAATCCGTGAGAATTACTTCCCGTCTGGCGTAAAGAAGGCCGATGAAGAACAACTGCACGAACAAGTAGAAGAAGCTGAAGAAAAGAAAGAGTCGATTTCAGATCCTTTCGTTGCTGCAGTTTCTCAAGCGATTTCCAAAACTAAGAAATAATAATAACTAAGGAGACTTAAATGTATCTGTCTGAATCTCTACAGAAAAAATGGCAAGGCGTTCTGGACCATCCAGACCTCGCCCCCATTCAAGACCCGTATCGTAAAGCCGTTACGGCCGTTATCCTTGAGAACCAAGCTCAAGAGATGACAAAAGCCGCTGGTGTGCTGAATGAAACATCGCCTGCTAACTTTGCCGACACCGGCGGTTTTGGCGGCAGTGCTGCTTCACCCCAAGCTGGTTTTGACCCCATTCTCATTTCGTTGGTTCGCCGTTCGTTGCCGAATCTGATTGCGTATGATGTCTGCGGCGTTCAGCCGATGACAGGTCCTACCGGTCTGATTTTTGCAATGCGCTCGAAGTACAGCACGATGGGTGGCACCGAGGCCTTCTACAATGAGGCTAACACAGGCTTCTCTGGTCTTGGCACTGCTCAAACAGCTTTGGCCGTTGGCGGTACGCCTCCGACAGCCGTCTTTACTGGTAACGCTGCTCCTGTTGCTGCGATGGCCACAGGCCGTGCTGAAGCTCTGGGTGATGGCACTGCTGCTAACACCTTCCAAGAAATGGCCTTCTCTATTGAGAAAGTTACCGTTACTGCGAAAACCCGTGCTCTAAAGGCCGAGTATTCGATGGAACTTGCTCAAGACCTGAAAGCTGTTCATGGTCTGGACGCTGAAACCGAACTCAGCAACATCCTTTCTTCGGAAATTCTTGCTGAAATCAACCGTGAAGTTGTTCGTACAATCTATCAAACCGCTAAAGTCGGTGCTGCTGTTGGTACTACAACTGCTGGTAAATTTGACCTCGACACCGATTCAAATGGTCGTTGGATGGTTGAAAAAGTTAAAGGTCTTGCCTTCCAAATCGAGCGTGAAGCGAATACTATCGCCAAGACAACTCGTAGAGGCAAGGGTAATGTTATGATTTGCTCGAGCGATGTTGCTTCTGCTCTTGCAATGGCTGGCATCCTTGACTACAACTCGGCTCTGCAATCGAATGTTAACCTGACGGTTGACGATACTGGCAATACTTTTGCTGGTACTCTGTTCGGTCGCATCAAAGTCTACATTGACCCGTATGCTCCCACGAGCTCGACCAATGAGTTCTTTGTTTTGGGCTACAAAGGTTCGAACGCTTATGACTCAGGTCTGTTCTATTGCCCGTATGTTCCTCTGCAAATGGTTCGTGCGGTTGATACAGGCACCTTCCAACCGAAGATTGGCTTCAAGACCCGTTACGGTCTCGTTTCCAACCCGTTCGCCGATGGCGCAACTGGTTCGTTGGCCGGCGCTCTGACAGCCCAGAGCAATGAGTACTATCGTGCCGTTCAAGTTGCTAACTTGATGTAATCGTGTACTTAAAGTCTCAATTATAACAATAATAAATGAGAGACTTTTTAAAGACCCGCTTCGGCGGGTCTTTTTTTTGTTTATAAATAATGTTATGAGTGAAATCATTTTAATGTCTGATTTGCTCGACATTAAGGCAAGAAAAGAGCAAGAATTGGACTTTTATACCCAACAACTCAAAGAGTTGCAGGTTAAGATGGTTTTTATTCAACAAGAAATTAAATTGACCAATAAAATAATTGATATGATTGAAAGAGAAACAGTTATTGATATTGGTTTAAGAATTAAAGATACTACATGACGGCAGTAACTAGAAATCCTACGAACCCAAATTTTCTACATCCCAATAAGTTTATATTGGAGTTTAGTCGAGCACCAAACATACAGTACTTTTGCCAATCTGTAAGTGTGCCTGGTATTTCTATGTCTGAAGTACCTCAAAATACTCCGTTTGTGGATGTATATGTGCCTGGTGAAAAGGCCATTTATGATTTGTTAAATGTGACTTTTGTTATTGATGAAGAAATGAAAAGTTGGATTGAGATACATGATTGGATTCGTGCTATGACCTTTCCAGAAAACTTTGAAGAATATCAAAAACTAGACCGCCTAAGCAGAATTGCTGGCGTAAACAATCCAAAGCCACAATACTCTGAGGCCTCGGTAACTATTTTGTCATCGTCAAATACCCCATATTATAGATTTAAATACCACGCAGTATTTCCTACCACATTGTCTACCATGATTTTAAATGCCAGCGATGGTCCAGATTCTGTTGTTACCGCAGATGCCACGTTTAGGTATAGTTACTTTGATATTGAAAAATTATTTTAAAACCACTTGACAGGTTGGTTTAAATGGTGTAACCTTCTATCTGGAGGTTTTTTAATTTATGAAACAACTTGAAGAT